CGATTTGCTCGTTGAGTTTACCTTCCATTTCATCTAGTTTATCTACCATGCTCTCGATGACATCATATTTTTCTTCAGGTACGGATACATAATGTTCTTCAAAAAGATTCTTCATTCCTTCAAGGAATGATTCTGTCATCTCAGTCTTAAGTCCAGATTCGACTGCAATTTGATTTTCTTGCAACCATTCGTCAGCAACATACTCAAGGTATGCGTCAACTCTTTCTTGTAACTCAGACTTGATAGTGGCAACTTCTTCTACAAGTTGCTCTTCGTATTCAGTTTTTACCGCCTCTTTGACTTCAGCAAGTTTTGAATTAATTGCTGCTTCAAAGATTGTTCTTGCCTTTGATTGAAACTCTTCAGAAAGTTCTTCGCCTTCAAAGAGTGCTTTTACATCTGCTTCGATGTCAAGTTTTTCTTCTTCAACGACTTCCTCTTCAGTTGTTTCTTCTTCAGCAACAACTTCTTGAGTTTCTTCGACTTCTGCAGTTTCCTCTTCAGAAACTACTTCGTCTGCGGAGACTTCAGGATCTTCAGCGACTACATCGCCTTCGACATTCTCCTCTTCTTTCATACCCGTTGGCATTGGATCTGCAGGCTTAGCACCTTTAGTCACAATATCCTTTACCTGTTTTAAGGTTGTGCCGGGTGTTTTCAACTTATTCGAGTCATCGTCAGGACGAGAATTCTCAGGAGTAGGCCCTCCTAAATCTTCTACGGCCGCTTGACCCGGTGTTGAAATGGACAATCCCTTTTGCTGTGGATCAGCTGGTTTTGCCCCTTTGGTTACTACGTTTTCCATTTCTTGTAAATTTTGACCAACGGACATGTTTGTTTTTTAGATTTATTAAATTATAATAAAACTATATTTATTTATAATGTTACAGATTTGCTAAGAAATCTTGGAATAATCCAAGTTTGTGCTCCTCTAGTGCGTTTTGATCGACTAAAGTGTTAATTTCCTTCGCAATTTTTGTTGCAGATTGTTCACGGAGGATGCCTCCTTCCCAAATCCATTCCTTTCCTTCCATAATTCCGGAAACGAATGCGTCAGGTGCTGAAGGATCTGCAACGATGTCAGCAGCAGTTGCTAACATAAAATCTTCTCCTACAACTTTGCATCCAGAAGATGTATCTTCTCTTAGTGAACCAACACCACGAGATGAAACTCCGAGAGTAACACCTTCTGATATTAAAGATTTTGCAATCTTACCCATTGGTGTTTCTAAGAGTTGTGCTTTACCAATAAAGTTTTTACCTTCTTGGCGAAGTGATGTAATTCGATGTGATACACGATCTAGGTTAACAGTTGGGCCTTCGGGATGTCCGAGTTCACCAAGTGCTCTACCTTTCTGAACAAATGCTTCATTGTATCTACCAACCTCTTTTGCAAGAGTATCAATTGGATACATTCTTCCATTACGATTTTTTAGGTCGCCCTGTAAGAAGACACCTTCAATGTACATCTTCTTTTTAGCACCTTTTCCCTCAGTTATAAATTTAACTTTTGAGACTTCTTCTGTGATGAGTTTCATTTAATTAACCGGTAAATCCTACTTTTGCTCCTTTGACAGCAGCGTTGGCAGCAAACACTGCTTGTTCTGGATTTTTTTCCAAGAACTCTACAGTGCCTCTTTGTAATGTAAAGGATCCGACAGTGCTACCACTTACTGCAGATGCAACAGTCACTAAGTGATCTGCACCAGTAGCGGTATTAACTAAACGAACAACTGTTGCTCCAGAAAATGTTTTTGCTGCTCCAGCATTTGTTCCAAGTGCTTCTTCTGCTCCCTTTACAAGAGTTCTTTGAGTCATTATTCTTCCTCTTGTGGTTCAGTGTCTACCTCACTTTCATCCTCAGTTTCAGCATCAAAAATAGATGCAGTTGCAGATGGTCTAAGACCCTCTACTCTTTCTGCAGCCTTTTGAAAAATTACATCTTTTAAACTATCAGCGATCTCCGCAGGAGATGCGTCAGTTGCAATTGCATCAATAATGTCGTCCATATTTTATGATAGGTATATATTTTATTTATATCTCTGCCTTTTTGGTATCATTTGCAAGTTCTGCGTCTGTGACTGCACCTTGTTGTTCTAAATCATCTTCAACAGGAACATCACCTAAATCTTCACCACCACCTTCGAGAGGTTCTCCTGTTATTGGGTCAACTGCATTCGGATCTGGAATAGTTCCATCTTTAATTTCTTGTGCAATCTGTTCATCAATTTCTTTGATTTCTTGATCAGTTTGACGTAGAACTTTTTTACGAATATATTCTGCAGAATAATACTTTCCAATGTATGGTTCAATCGTTGCTGCAAGACCTAATCTTTCGTTCATCATCTCAGTTTCTTTGAGTTCAGCAAACTGATTATCATATAAGAAATCATACTGAATATGATCACTCATTTCATCCCAATCTTCTGGAGTGATAATGTTCTTTAGAATTAGTTGAGTTCTCAACATATCATTGAACATATTACCAAATCTCTTACGCAATCTTCCTACGAATTTAGAGAACTTAAGTTCATCTCTTAGTATCTCAGAAGATCTTCCTAAATTAAATCCACCATCACTTGCGATTCTTGATTCTGGAACTCCTAATGCACGATATAATTTTTTCTGGAAGTATTCAATATCTGATAACTCACCTAAGTTTTGGCCACCGGGAAGTGTTGTGATTTCTGTTCCACGTCCACCTTCTCTTCTTGGCAACCAGAAATCTTCCATCATAGACATGAACTTACGATCATCTCTAACTTCACCAGTTTGTGCATTATACACTAACTTATTTCTATAGCGAGACATTACTTCTTTCAAGTATTGTTCTGCTTTTACCTTTGGAAGATTACCAACATCAATATAAAATATTCTTCTTTCTGGTGCTCTTGATAATCTATAAATTACAAGACTATCCTCAATCATACGAAGCTGATTAAGTGCCTTGATTGCTTTATGTAAGTAAGATAAACAAGTTCCCTTATTACGATCAAATAAACCAGAGGTTACATATGCAACTGAATCCTTTGCAATCTTGATATTTTTTGATTTACCAGAACCCGGTGGTGAATATACACCCATTGGATAATTTGGTTTTGGTGTGTATATGTAATACTCTTCAATATCTGGATATGCCTGTTTATCTACATCCTTTATGACATTCAGATCTATGATACCATTTCCTCTGTCATTCTTATTTTTCTTCTCTTGCCTGACGAACTTCATCTTCATCGGGTCAATATATCTTAATTCCTGTATTCCGTCTTGAGGTCTTTTGACATCAATAACTTTCATATAGTAGACTCTACCGTCAATATACCAGTTACGGAAAATTTCATGTGACTTCTTATCAAAGTCCATGATTTCTTTGAGATGTCTAAATTCGTGACGAATTTTATCTTTTAAACTATCACTCGCATTTACATTTGATAGTTCTATTTCTATCGGTGAATCATATAGGTCACTAACGATTGCTTCATTAACTACATCTTCAATGGCATTGTCACACTCAGGGTGCAGGGCCATTTCACGATATCTTTTAATCAGATCGTACTCTGTTTTATATACTCCTTCTATGTCAACATACTGTCCATAAAAACCAGACTGTATAAAATAGTCAACCCCGTCCTCGTTGTTAGGAGGAACAGGGGAAACTATCGAATCAGGTTTTTTTTCTGAGTCGTCAATCGAGAAACCAAAAAGTTTAGGCATTGTATAACGTCTTTATAATCTATTATACACTATTTATCAAATAAATCAACTTCTTAGTTGATTGCCTCTCCACCGGCATTAGCTCCAATGCCTTTAATTGCTTCCCACCACTGAACTTGGAATTCAACGGTAAACTCTTCAACACTGTCTACAGTTTCATAACTGAGATCAATTGCTGCGATATTCGTTGGGAATACATCATGGAACTTGTAGGTTCTAAGTGTAGATCCGTCACGGTCTAACTGATGAACATAAGCATCTGGTTGATATGCTGCTGGATCTTGTGCTCCAGTTGCATCTTCCATCTTGTTTATAAAGTTCATCCATTTTTCCATTGCGGAACGGATTGCGAAGTCAACGTCATTAATTACGGTGACTGTCCATGTATCGAAGGTTCTATCACCAGCAATCTTCAGGATCCTACCCCTGAAGTTAACATCAATTGGTGTGATGTTAGATGCTGGTAACTGAGCTGCTTTAACTAAGAACCTTGACTTGTCTTTAACGTCATTCTCAATCGCGATTGGATCTGGGAAGACGAGTTCCACCTCGAACAGATTCGGTCTTGCACCGCCACCGGCCATTTTGCTTTTGAAGTCGGTGATCGTTCTGAGTGGTGGTCTGTTAAATTGGGTTGCCATTTTTCTTTATACCTTTAATTAAACAGTTCCAATAACTTCATCGAACGAGATGCCAGTTCTTGTGGCAACAAATGTAAGACCAATAAAGTTAATCGATCTTGCAGGTTTGATGAATATGTCTGCAATAAACTCATTATTATCTATGATGGCAGCAGTGTTATTTGTTTCGTCACAAACAACTCTGAAATCAAAGATTCCTCTCTTGGACTGTACATCACGTAAGAAAGGTTCGACAATGTTCACAAAGTTAGTCCTTGTGATTTCATCGTTGAATTCAAAGAGTTGATCTTTCGCAGCAGCAGATATTGCTTCTTCTAAGAAGATAAACAATCTACGTACGTTGATACGATCAAATGCAGATGATTTTCCAAATCCAGTCTTGTCACCGAATAGAACTATACCAGCTCCGGGTGAGAAAATTACAGGGTTGATTCTATTACTGTATAGAGTGTCCCTCTGATTTTGATTTGGTGTGTATGCAAGTTTGACTGCATTGAGGATTCCACCTCTTGCTGTTCCTGCTGGTGAGAACCAAGGGAAGTTGTTGATGTCGTTTCTTGCACATGTTCCAGCAATGTCACCGTTTAGTGGGACATATCTGAATGTGTCAGTAAATCTATCGAACATATACTTGTATCCACTATCGAATACTGCGTATGTTGAAGATGTGATTGGAGCATAGTATCCAACCAAGTTATCTGTAATAGTTGCTGGTGAGTTTATTGTACCTGTACCAACAGCAGAATCATTCAAGAATGCTCCTCTGTGTGGTGAGATAAACGCAACAACGTCTTTTCTTAACTCAGCGATTGCAATTAATTTGTTTGCAATTGCTTGTGCTTCGTGCTGTGGGTAGTTTCCTGAACCCATGATTAGGAAGTCAATATCAAATTGATCCTTATCTTCAAACAAGTCATATCCAGCAGTAATACCGCCTAAACTTGCTGTCATAGCACCTGCAGTAGTCACATTAGTTTGACCACCGTAGTTTTTACCACCTTGTAAAGAGAAGATTTTGTTACCACCGGCACCAAAGTCTATACCCTGTGCATCTTGATCCCAACCAATGTCAGTATTCTTAGTGAAGTTACCGTCACCAAATGAAGTGGTTGTAATACCAGATGTGGATGCTTGTGGGCCACCCATTCCGAAAATGTTATCTGAATTGTTATACAGATATTTTCTCCAGTATGATGGTGATCCTGCTGAAAACTCAGCATCATTTGCTTTTGAAAGACCGATATGCTTTTCAAGAACAGTTCCTGCATTTCCAGTTACAGTTCCTTTGTCGTCAATAACAACAACATGAACTTCATCGAATCTTGAACTTCTTGCTCCTGCATATGCAGTTGTTCCGGGTCTTTCTGCTAAGTTGTTCCAACTAATTGTTGAGTTACTTAGGTTAATCTTTTGCTGGTCAAACCAATCTAAAGTTGAGGATACAGTTGTACCTGTATTTGTACCACCACCTGCATTACTTGTCATGCTATGATTGATAGCACCATTACCAAACTTATAAACACCACCGGGCTGGTAGTCTTTTGAAGTTTCAATACCTGCATTAGATACGTGAGCAGTAAACTTAACACCCATCGATGTTCCGCTTACTTCAGTAACTATACCTTTAAAGAAACCGTCTAGTAATGTTGTTGATCCAGCACCAGCTATAACTGTTCCTGTAGGAACTGCTTGAGTAACACCGGTTCCAACCGTAACACCACTTGCGGAAGCAAATGTAAGTATTTGGTCTGCTCTACTATCGATTATCGCAACTTTTATATCGTTCGCCCATGATCCGGGGTTACGTGCTGCTACAATAGTGTTTGACAAAGCATTCAGATCATAACCTTTGTTGTTATAATCCTCTGTGCTTAGAATTTTTATTTCTGGCGATCCATCGTCAGTTGCATTTTTTAGGTCGTTGTCGTCAGATCTCACAACACTTAAGATACCTCCATATGCAAGATATGAAGATGCGGTTAACCAATATTCGTAGTGCTTGTCTACGTCAAGTGGTTCACCAAAATTGTCTATTAAGCCTTGCTCGTCTTCAATAGTGATAGGTTCGTTAACTGGCCCTTTCTGAAAAGGAGCAACAATTCCAGCAGCCTTTGTGGTCGCTGTATCGACTCTACCGATAGTAAGATCAACTTCCCTTACAACGAGGCCAGGAGATGCTAAATTTAGAGGCATCTTGTTTCTCCGTTTTTATCAGAATTAATCTAGAAATATTTAGAAAAAAACACTTCTTAGGTGGGGAAACAGTGCGTGAACTACCAATCAGGGTACTGCCAAGTGTTAGTTACCTTCTTCGATTTGACTCTTTTCTTCGTACATTCCTTACATTCATATGAATATGCAGACAATAATGTCCTATTTCTTCTTGTTAAATAAAAATCTTCTGTTAAACTTTTTATCTTTTTGCATACTCGACATTTTCTTTCTGTGAGTAACAATTCCCCTAATTCGAGTTGATCATCAAAATCCATTACATCACCTGAACAACTGCTACTATTTCAGGAAACTTCATAGTAAGATGTCTTTCTATACCCATCTTTAGTGTTTGTGCACTCATTGCACAGGTTTCACACGCACCACTAAGTCTAACTTTTGCTACGTATGCTTGGTCTCCTTTCTTAACACCATAATACATTCTGATATCTTCATCTGCAATATCTTCCAGTTCTACAAATTCAAGATAACCACCGTCAGCCTCAACGTAAGGTCGAAGATCATCTAATGAATCATTTACCTCTTTTGGTGTTGGCATCATTAAAAGTTGATATCTCTAATGATTTATAATTCAAATGAATTCCTTTATGCTTAAGAAGCACTGCTTTAGTTTCAGTCATCTCTGAACTATAGAAAACTATAGTTTCATTTAATCCTGCGTCACCACTCATAAATCCTCCTGTAAATTACTTTAATATCTCTGCTCTACTACCGAATATATCATATAACCTTAATATTTACAAGTTTAATATTTGCTTTAGATTTATTTTTGTTACATATAATCCCACATATATGATCGATCACCATACTCATCAGTCTTCCACATATCTCCGTCATTGTCTATAAATGTCTCATCATCGAGTCCATCTGACATAAATCCGAATGGTGCCATATCCTGCTCAATTTGATTCTTTTGTTCTTCATATAATCTCTTTCTTACATCATTATCAGTCATTTCTTTGAAGTAATCCTGTGCAACTAACCATGCAAATAGAACTAAACACATAGCTAAATCGTCATTACATCCCTCTTCTGCCTCAAATGAGTTGTGTTTCTGGGAAAATGTAGTCAATTCTGATATGATTTCATAATCCTTCACGAGTATTTTATCATCCTCTAGTAAAGTTTTGAGGTTAGAACATCCTAATTTCTTTACAGCAGCAGTTGTTCGGACACCTAACTGTGTCTTTTTACCTGAGAAACCAGTTCCAACCACCTGACCATTACGACCTCTCATAGATGCCATCAGTATATTTTCATATTCTAAATCATAATTTAAGATAGATGCAACCTGATCTCCGATATCATTTACTTCAATTAAAAGAAAAGCATTATTATATCCCTTTGCCACATCTTCAATGACACTTGGGAATAACATTGGTTTTATTTCGTTGTTTCGATACTTGGCAACTATATTATATGGATAATTTGTAATATCAAATACTATGAATGCAGAATAGTCATTACCTAATCCACGGGCCACGTCAACAGTAATCAGATAATTATGATCTTTCTGTGGTGGTTCATGTATATCTAATCCGGCATTTTTCTGTACTGGATTTTCATATACTAAATTTTTTAACTTTGCAGGATTAATTAAAGTATTAATCGATCCTAAGAACTCACATTCAAACTCAACCTTAAACTGTTGTTCTGATGTGTTTGCAA